TTACCTGAAGTATCGTATGACAATATTTGAATGTTGATTTTATTATTTTTTTCTGTAATTGAAACCTTTGCTGGTGCCCCGAATTTTCCAGGCATTGTATCAATTAAAGATTTATAATCATTAATTGTTACCGCTCTTTTTTGTGCCGCAAAATTAAACGAAACCATATTTCTAACTTCTTCTGTGGATGGCGGATTAGACCCCCCAATAGCGGCAGTTACGTTATTAGATTGTAGTGATTGTATAACATTACGATTAATTGAATCGGAAGGTCCAGTAACCGCAAAATCAATTGTTCCGATTTGATTAATAACACCAACACCTACATTCGTTGCAAGTCCACCACCAACTCTGTATTGTACAAATAGAGTTGTGTTTGGTTTTACTGTTAAACCTAAACCAATATTATTTTGGTAATTATTGATATCTAATGGTATCCCTATATTTGTAAAACTTTTTAATTGTTCATTAGGTGTTGTTGTTCCACCACCAAATTGTAATTTCATAAAACCTTCAGGTGTATATTCAGTCACAAATCGTTGCTCGGTTTTTATATATTTACCCACCTTAACTCCCGCATTGTCTGTTGGTTTGGTTGGATCTTCAACGAAGATGGTATCTTCAGCTAACGCATCAACTTCATACCATTTGTTATTTGTTGCCGTTAAAAATTCTTGGAATGTCGGTGTCCCCGGATAAGATGTTCCATCTTTTTGTATTACCGCGGTAATACCCAATACGTTACGTTCGGGTAAAAATAAATTAAAAAATGGTACAGCATCCACGGGGTTAATAACTTTTTTAAATACCTTTGTGAAACCATTAACAACCACTTCTCTTTTAGTGATTACATAATTTACAATTTTATTGTTAGCATCAAAAGTTGGTATTTTAGTTCGATTAACAAAACCATCTTGATTATATTGTGTTGAAAAATCAATGTCATATACTGTTTCAAATGTTGTACCCGCACCGTTAAATTGTGAACCAGCTCTTAAAATACCTAAATACCTAATATCTTCAGAATCCCCCAGTGGTGGTACCGTTATTGAAAAATCAACAATAGCAACAGATGGTCTATACCCCGGTATTTTTAAACCATAAGTTCTGGCAATATTATAAATTGAGGATCTTTGTTGTGCATATTGTAAAACCGTTTCCTGTATACTTCTATCTATATGAAAATGAAGGTTATCGGCAATGGCAGCATTTAAATCCATTAAAACAGAATAAACTGAAGCGTCATTAAAATTCTGTATTAATTCTGGATAATATTGTTTAGTATAGTTTATAAGGTCTAACCTTAAACCTTCAAAGTCTCTATTTGTATAATTTATCTTATTATTTGCCATCTTATATATTAATTATAACGAACTCCCTACTACCGAATGCTTTAGCTTCGTCAGTGTAGTCTATTTTAAGTTTAGCGGTATATTCACCAGTGTTTTGTCCGGGTATTTTATAGACACTTGATTGACCCAAGAGTTCATAATTTAAATCACCGGGTGCTTCTTCACTTTCTAAATAAGGTTCAATAGTAATACTATTAATAGTTAAATTTGGTATGTATTTAGCAACTTGTTGTTCAATATCCGTTCTAATGCTGTCGAATGTTTCACCATCTAATGGTTCAAATATGAATTCATAAATTCTTGTACCGAAATCAGGTAAATAATACCTTGAACCCTTCCTAGTTAATATTAAATGTAATAAATTACTTCTTATTTCTTCAGAAGATTCTTCAGATAATGATAAATAAAATCCTTTTTCACTTTGTCTAAAAGGAAAATTAATACCATATGTTATACCATCTGCCATATCCAATAAATATAAGGGTTGATATTTTTATATAAATAAAAAACCCCAACTTGGAATTGGGGTTTTAAATAACTAAAAATGTTCTTGATTATTTACTTGAAGAACATTTAAAACACGCATCACCATTAGGTGTTTTTTTCATAGTCCCATCATATATAGTGTTATTATCTATAATATTTTCACTTCCAATGTTACCCCACCAACATTTATTTGAATATTCACCTTCACCTTTTACTGTGGCATAACCATCGTTATCAATATTACATATCTTACCATTGAAGTTAATCACATTGGTTGGTATTTGTTCGGATTTTATATTTGTGATACGAACTCTTGCACCTACTTTAAATGTTGGTGAATTTTCATTTATAACTCTTTTAACAATCCTTACTAAATCTGATTCTGTTAATCTAATAATTTTTTTCATAATTTTATTAATCTTTGTTATTCAAAAGTTTAGCTAACCCCATTAGTAGACCAGTCACACCCCAACTTATTGCAAAACCTGTAGCTACTGAACCTATTGCTCCACCGATAAGTATTGCTGTAGGAACGCCACCCCACGCTGAAATATTACCAGAACCAATAGCATGCAATATTTCGGCAACTTTTTCTTTTGGGTTTTTATGTTCTTCTTCTTCGAACATTTCACCACCAATTTCATCGTCAGAAAATTCTTTTACTTTATTATGTACTTCTTCAGCTGAACTATATTCATCAATACCCAATTCTTCTAAAGTTCTTTTTAGTTTATTAATATCTTTTTCAGTCATATTTGAAACGATTCTTTCCAACTTATTTTCAATTTTTGGCGTTTCAATTACTTTTTCAACTTTAGTTGCGGTATCAATATTTTTCTGTTCAGCTATTACCCTTTTAACTATTTTCGTAAGGTCTGATTCGGTTAATCTAACTATTTTTTTCATAATTTAATTTTTATTATAAATATATCATAAAAAAAAAATCACCGATTTATCGGTGATTTTATTTCTTTTTAAGATGAACAACCAAAACATTCAAAAGGACTATCTTTTGGTTTTTGTGGTATTACATCAACTGTAGGTTTTTCCGTTTTATTTGGTTTTTCCATTTTTGAAATATCAACCGCTAAATGTTTTGCTCCTGTTGAAATTGCCTTCGTTCTAACATAGTAACACAAAGTTTTTAAACCTTTTTCCCACGAATGGAAGTGTGATGACGTAATCTTAGATAATGTTGGATTAGACATATAGATATTCATTGATTGGGATTGGTCAATAAATGGTGCTCTATCTGCCGCCATATCGATTAATTCTCGTTGTGAAATTTCCCAAATTGTTTTATATTTTTGAATCAAATGTTCAATTCGTTTAACTTTTTTGGTGTAATTTTTATCTTCGACATCCAAATGATTATTAAAATTAATGTTTTGAATTGAACCTTCGTTAATTATGATTTCATTTTTTAAATTTTCAGACCATATTCCTAATTTTTCAAAATCATTAATTAAGTACTTATTAACAATCATAATTTCACCACCTACAACCCTTCTGTTAAATATTGCGGAATGTGCTGGTTCTGTCATTTCATATGAACCCGTTATTTTTGCTGAAGATGCTACCGGCATCTGTGCTGTAAATAACGAATTACAAACACCATATTCATTAACACTTCTTTTAAGTTCATCCCAATTCCACATTTGTGATAGTTGTGTACCATCTAATCCCCACATATCAAACTGAAATACTCCTTGCGACATTGGTGACCCAGCAAAATAATCATACGGTTTATAATGTCCTTCTTTACATAATTGATTACTTTCATAGATTGCACCATAATAAATTGTTTCAAAAATTTCTTTATTAAGTTTTTTAGCTTCTTCTGAAGTAAATATATAATCCATAATATAAAACACGTCGGCTAATCCTTGAGTTCCAATAGCAATCGCTCTTTGTTCTAAACCACCTTTTAACCCTTTTTCTGTGGAATAATTGTTAATGTTAATAACACGATTTAAAGATCTAACAACTTTACGAACTTCTTCAAATAATAATGTATGATTGAATTTACCATTTTGAATAAAGTTTTTTAATACTATAGATGATAAGGTACAAATCGCAGTAGTTTCTTCATCTGTATATTGATAGATTTCATTACAAAGGTTGGATTGTTTAATGACTCCAATGTTTTGATGATTTGTTTTTTTATTCGCACTATCTTTTGAACATAAATAAGGGACACCTGTTTCGACTTGTGATTCAATAATTTTAGTCCATACATCTTGTGCCTTTACTTTTTGACCTAAACCTAAATTTACGGCAGTATTATATACTTGTTCATATTCGTCACCATAACATTCTTGTAAAGGTTTTAATCCCGCTTTAAGGATGTCGTTAGGACAAAATAAATACCAATCACCATTTTCTTTAACCGCCTTCATAAAGTTGTCCGGAATCCATAACGCGGTAAATAAATCACGTGCTCTTAATTCTTCGGCACCAGTGTTTTTCTTAATATCTAATAAATCGAAGATATCCTTATGCCAAGGTTCCAAATAAATAGCAGCACTACCAGGTCTACGACCTTGTTGATTAAAGAATCTTAATGATTCGTTTACAATTTTTAGATACTTTAATAACCCACCAGCAAATCCACCTGAAGTTTTAATTCTGCTTTCTTTACTTCTAATATTTGACATAGATAAACCGATTCCTGCCGCGTCAGAAGAAAAAGTGGATATATCATTCAATGTACCTAAAAGTCCTTCTCTTGAGTCTGAATTATTATAATGTAAAACACATGAAGCCAATTGAGGTACTTTAGTTCCCGAATTAATCATTATGGGTGTTGCTTTGGAAATCAGTTGATTAGATAATGATTTATAATATTCAACCGCTTCAGTGAACGTTTCTGTCACCCAAAGTGCAACACGCATATACATATGTTGTGGACGTTCAATGACAACCCCATTAGGTCTCTTTAAAAGATACATTTCTTGTAAAGATCTCCAAGCAAAATAATCAAAGTTGTAATCTTTTTCGTGGTCGATTATACCATCAATTATTTCACCACCATATGAATCAATTTTTTCAATTAATTTTTCATTTATAATTCCATCTTCATATAACAATTTCATGGTCTGTGAAAAACTACCATTAGTGTCCTTATGATAAGATGAAATAGCAACTGACGACGCTAAACGTGAATAATCATGATGACTACCAGTATATGCTGCCGCAATTTCATAAATTAACTTATCCAATTCTTTAGTCGTTACTTCACCTTCGGTTGGTACGGATGTGATTACTTTGATGAAAATTTCATCTGAATTTACATTCAAACCTTTTGCAGATTTTTTAACTCTGTGGTAAATCTTTTGGGGATTGAATGATACCGAATCCCCGTTTCTTTTAATTATTTTTAGTGACATAGTTTTTTATTATTTAAAAATCATCAGTAAATGAAATTGTTTCATTCAGTTTCGCTTTTTGATATTCCATTGTTCTAGATTCAAAGAAATTACCCTTGGTTTCAACCGCGATTTGTTCCATAAACTTAAATGGTTGTTCAACATTAAATTCTTTAGTACAACCGAATTTAACCAACAATCCATCAACAACGAATTCCAAATATTGTTTCATTAAATTTGAATTCATTCCAATTAAAGATACAGGTAATGATTCAGTGATAAATTCTTTTTCAATTTCAAGTGCTGACAATAGAATTTCTTTAATTCTTTTTTCTGATGGTTTATTTTCACAATGGTTATTTAATAGGTGAATTGCAAAATCACAATGTAAATTTTCATCTTTAAAGATAAGTGAATTAGCATTACATAACCCTTGCATAATACCTCTAGATTTTAACCAGAAGATGGAACAAAATGAACCCGAAAAAAAGATACCTTCAACAGCAGCAAAAGCTACTAAACGTTCTTGAAACGATGCATTTTCAATCCAATCTAACGCCCATTTAGCTTTTTTCTGTACAGCAGGTAATCTATCGATAGCGTGGAAACATTCATCTTTTTCTTTTGGATTATTAATGTATGTGTCAATTAATAATGAGTACATTAATGAATGGATATTTTCCATAGCTAATTGGAAACCATAGAAGAATTTAGCTTCGGGATATTGAACTTCCCTATAAAAGTTTTCTGCCAAATTTTCATTCACGATACCGTCGGATGCCGCAAAAAACGACAAAACATTTTTAACAAAGTATTTTTCATTATCTGTTAAATTGTTCCAATCACGAATATCATTCGTTAAATCTACTTCTTCTGCCGTCCAAAAAGCCGCTTGATGCATTTTGTAAAATTCCCATATGTCGTTATGTTCGATTGGGAAAATCACAAAACGATTAGGGTTGTCTATTAATATTTTTTCCATACTGTAAAGTTAATAATTTTTTTTAAGATTCTAGTTGTTCTTTTTGCCTTTTTTTCTCTAACAGTTCTTTAATTCTGTTACGATTTTTTTCTTCTTTTTGTTCTTCGTGACCTAAGAACGTTACACTTTGTTCGGTATCAATTTCCAACATTCCGTTGTCAAATTTACAATTTTCAAAAATAATCCCATCTTTACCGATTCTTGATTTAGTAATTGCGATAGTTGCCAAGTTCATTTCTTTTTGTTGTAATGATTTTGCAACAGTAATAATTACGTGACCTACTTGTGCCTTTTTAATTGATCCACCCATTTGATCTGTTGTTACAACTTCAGATGAAATTGAATTTCTGTTACCTTGTGTTGCTGTCCATCCGGCAATATCCAATTCATGACACATAGCTTCGAATCCTCGCATCACCGAACCTTCACTTTTCCACTCATCACCCAACATTTTATCAGGAACAACACAATCAATATAATCCAAAATAATCATATCTACCTTTGTCCCTTCTGCCATCATTTTTCTTACTTGATTCTTGATTTGATTCATTGAAACAGTATCTGAAGCTAACTTTTTCATAATCAACTTATTTTTTCTAGTTGACTGAATTTGTTTAACTTTTTCCATAACTTCTTCTTTATTTTCAGTTAAATCGTCAGGATGTATTCCAGTCCAAAGTGTTATGTGTTTTCTTTGGATAATTTTGGGGTTATCTTCAAAAAATATCTGAAGTACGTTATAACCTAAGTTAAATGCGTGATTAGCAATCTTCGTGGTGAATGTTGACTTACCAACACCTGTTGGTGCTAAAATCACACCAATTTCACCTTTAGCAAGTCCACCTTTTAATAGGTTGTCAATACCTGGTACGCCAATTGGTATTGGGTGTCTATAATCATCATCCAATACTTCGTCAAGGTTGGAAAATACGTCCGTTGTACCCTTATCTACTTCACCAACTTGAAGTGCTCCTCTTACCATTTCTTCTAACTTATCATAACTCTCGAAATCACCTTTATCGATGATTGATTGAGCTTTGGTCATTACTTTTTGGAGTTCTTGTTGTTTACAGAATTTAAGGGACTTTTCTTGAACAAAGATTGAACCTTCGTCTGAGACGTTCTTAACCTGATCTAATGTGTCTAAAACGCTCTTTTGAGCCATCGGTGAACTAATTTCTGACTTAGTCAATTGTTCAAGGGTATCAAATGTCGGTGTATGCTCATATTTTGAATAATATTCTTTGATCATTTGACAAATAATCTTGAAATATTGGTTATCAAAATAATGAGGATCAATAACTTCAATTATGGAATTAGAAAAATCTTTATAGATGATAATGTTATTTAATAACTGAATTTGAAATGTATTTCCTAAGTACCCGAAGTTTTTTTTATCTGACATATTTTATAGTTTTTTTTGTTCCTTGTTTTAATAAATATAGTTAAGCGAACGAATAATTAAGGTAGTTGTAAGATAAATTTTTGTCTGATAAAATGTCAGTTAATTCTCTTAAAATGTTTTTTATGTCTGGACGTACATCCAGTGTGTATCTTACCTTCGGAGGGTATACTTTAGCGTCAATTACTCTATGACAAATTGTCTCATTTCCGACCTTTAAAATTATGTTAAAAACTTCCGGTCCGTCTGTATTTGATGTGTCTAACACTCCGGGATCTTCCTCAATTTGGTATCTGTTGTCCAACATATAAACCATACACTTATTTCTTAATTTCTTCTGTAACATTTCTGACAAATACTTAACATAATCGTATAATTCTACAGACCCTTTAGCCTTATCATTATAACCTTTTACATTAAAAAATCTTTGTACCACGAAATTGTT